GGGCGCGGGATCGGGGGTGAGGGTGACGGAGGTGCCGTTGGCGTAGCTGGCGGAGCAGGTGCTCCCGCAGTCGATGCCGGCGGGCGAGCCGGAGACCCTCCCGGCGCCGCTGGTGGTGACCGTCAGTGCCGACGGGTCCGGCCGGGCCTGGGACGCGACCGCCCCGGCCGGGGCCGCCTCGTGACCCCGCTGGACGTCGACACCACCGAAACCCTCGTCGTCCGGGAGGCGTTCGGCCCGACCGTGCAGGGCGAGGGACCGAGCTGCGGCCGGCGCTGCTCGTTCGTCCGCCTCGGAGGCTGCAACCTGGCCTGTGCCTGGTGCGACACCCCCGAGACCTGGGACGCCGACCGGTTCGACCTGCGCCAGACCCTCACCCGCACCCCCGTGGTCGAGATCATCACCCGCGCCCTGCAGGGCGACCCGGACATGGTCGTCATCACCGGCGGGGAACCCCTGCTCCACCAACACCAGTCCGGGTGGCGGGCCCTGCTTGGCGCGCTCATCCTCGCCGGCGCCGAGATCGAGGTAGAGACCAACGGCACCCAGGAGCCCACCGAGCACACCGCCCGCTGGGTGACCCGCTTCAACGTCTCGCCCAAGCTCGCCCACGCCGGCGACCCCGCCCACAAGCGGATTCGCCCGGGCGCCCTGTACGCCCTGCTGGAGACCCGCAAGGCCGTGTTCAAGTTCGTCGTCCGCGACCTGGCCGACGTCCACGAGGTCCAGGCATTCACCCAGGCGCACGGCATCCCGCCCCACCTGGTGTGGGTCATGCCCGAGGGCACCGACACCGCCACCCTGTCCGCCCGCTGGGGCGAGATTGCCGATCCCGCCATCGCCGCCGGGTTCAACCTGTCCCACCGCCTGCATGTCGCCATCTGGGGCGACGAGAAAGGCCGGTGAACGGTGACCGTCCCCCGGCCCTCCGGGCCGCCCTGCATCCCCGACCACAGCGCCCCCGTGCCCTGCCCGGGCTGCGCCCACGAGGATGCCCCGAACCCGGCTGCCATCCGGGCAGCCGCGCTCCACGAGGCCGCCGATTTCCTCGCCAACAACGACTGGTGCAGGTGCGGAGGCTGCGACTCCTGCGTGGTGAACAAGTACGCCCGCAGACCTGCGCCGCCTGGCCGATGAGACGCAGCCCACCGACACCGAGCACTGCCCGCCCCCCGGACGCCGCCGTCCTCACCACTCATGATCAGAAAGGCCCCCGCGCCATGACCACCACCGACCAGCCGCAGGGTCTGCGCGTCGCCCCCGGCGCCCTCTCCCCGAAGAAGGGGCGCACCATCTCCGTCCCGGCCCCCGCCTACCCCGGGGACCCCCTGCCCGGGGCGGTCGCCTTCAAGGCCGGCGTGCGCGCCTGGCTGGAGGCCCGCGGCCTGGACGCGGACGCCCCGGACCTCACCGACACCCCCCAGCGCGTGCTGGCCGCCCTCAACGAGTTCACCGCCGGCTACGACGAGGACCCCGCCGTCCACCTGGAGCGGACTTTCCCGGCCCAGCACTCCGGCACCCCCATCGTCGTCACCAACGTCCCCTTCACGAGCCTGTGCGCCCACCACCTGCTGCCGTTCCACGGCCACGCCGATATCGCGTACGCGCCCAGCGAGGGCCAGCCCGTCGCCGGCCTCTCGAAGCTCCCCCGGGTGCTGGACGTGTACGCCCGCCGCCTCCAGACCCAGGAAGACCTCACCCGCCAGGTCACAGACGCCCTGGACAAACACCTGGAGCCCCTCGGCGCCGCCTGCCGCATCCGCTCCGAACACGGCTGCCTCGCCCACCGAGGCGCCCGCAAACCGGGCTCGGTCATGGTCACCGTCTCCTACACCGGCCTGTTCCTGGACAGCCCCCAGGCGCGGGAGGAGCTGCACCGGCTCATGTCCGGCTGAACGTGTCCCTGACCCCTGGACGCGTCCCCATAAGGGACGTGTCCCCGAACCGCCGAAAACGTGTCCCCAAGAGGAGGTGTCCACATGCCCGCTTCCAAGGCCCAGCAGGCCGCTACGGCGGAACGCCGAGCACAGGCCATCGCCATGAGGACGGCCGGGGTCGACTGGCAGACGATCACTGACCGGCTCGGCTACAAGGACCGCAACACCGCGTGCAAGGACGTCCGGCGCGCGCTGGCTGCGGCCCGCAAGGAGGAGGCCGAGGAGGTCGAGACGCTCAAGCAGATGACCGTGCTGCGGTACGACCGCCTACAGGCCGCGTTCTGGCCCAAGGCGCTCAAGGGCGACGCCAAGGCGGCGGACGTGATCATCAAGTGCTTGGCCGGCCGCGCCAAGATCGAGGGCACGGAGGCACCGGTGCGGGTGAACGTGGACGCGCAGCGCCTGGGCGACGAGATCCTGGAACTCATCCGCAGCGCCAGCGCCGACGAGGGCGACGAGGATGCGGCTGACCTGCCGTAACGACCCTGTACCAGGGGCCCGGCGACATGATCCCGGGCCCTGGTGCGCCCGTACCATTTCGCCTATAAGCCCCGCGGCGGCGGCCACCACCACGGGGCGGTGCCAGACCTACCGACCCTGTGATGACGAGAGGTCCGACGTGCCCGACCGTACCTGTGTGACGCCGCGCTGCGGCAAGTCCCCCGCTCCCCACCGCGCCCGCCTCGGCTCCGGCTACTGGTGTATGTCCTGCCTGGACCACTGGGGCCGCAAGGGCACCGACCCGGCCGAGCGCCAGGCGCTGCGGCCGGTCCCCGATTCCTGCCCGGTGGTGGAGGACGGCGTACGGTGCGGGCGCGCCGTGGTGGTGAAGCGCACCGGCTGGTGCGAGATGCACCGCAAGGTTGCCCAGAACAACGGCGGCGACCCGACCGCCCGTCAGCGGGCCCCGCGCGGTTCCCTGCTGGCCCTGGTGCGCGCTGCGGCGGTCGCCACGACCGAGGAGTGCATCATCCCGCCCGGGTGGGAGCAGCGGCCCGTCGTGCGCCTCGACGGCACGCTGATGGTGGCCGCCCGGGCCGTGTGGACCCTCGTCCACGGCGACCCCGGCGACCAGCACGTGCTCCACACCTGCAACGAGGGCGACGGCTCCCACGGCTGCATCAACCGCCGCCACCTGTACCTGGGCGACAACGACGACAACACCCAGGACCGCCTGGACGCCGAGCGGCAGGCGCGCGGCGAGGGGCACGCCATGCACGTCCTGACGGAGGCCCAGGTGCTCAACGCCCGCCGACGCCACGTGCCCGGCCGGGCCGGGAACACCCGGGCGCTCGCCGAGGAGTTCGGCGTGGCCGTCACCACCCTGCGCAACGCCGTCAGTGGGCGATCATGGCGGCACCTGAAGGGAGGGGCGGATGGCGACGGCGGAGGAGATTGAGCGGCAGGTCGCGGCACTCGTGAGCGCGGGGGACGTGAAGGCCCTCCGCGCGCTGCGGGACCGCGTCGCCGCCCAGCACACGAGCAGGCGCGCCCGCCGCATCGTGCGCTACATGTACGACCCGGTGGGGTGGGCGCGGGACTGCATCGCCTGGGAGCAGGGGGAGGGCCTGACCGCGTACCAGGAGGACGTCCTGGGCGCGCTGCCCAAGCACCGCCGCGTCGCCGTCCGAGGACCGCATGGTCTCGGGAAGACTGCTCAGGCCGCCATCACCGTCCTGTGGTTCGCCATCACCCGAGAGGCAGCCGGTATCGACTGGAAGGTCATCATGACCGCCAGCGCCTGGCGCCACCTGTCGGTGTACCTGGTCCCGGAGGTCCGGAAGTGGGCCAAGCGCATCCGGTGGGACGTGCTCGGCCGGCCGCCGTTCTCGGAGCGCACCGAGCTGCTGGCGCTCAACCTGAAGCTGGTCAATGGCGCCGCCACCCCGGTGGCCTCCAACAAGCCCGAGCTGATCGAGGGCGCACACGCGGACTCCCTGCTGTACCTCATCGATGAGGCCAAGATCGTGCCTGACGGCACGTGGGACGCCATCGAGGGCGCGTTCTCCGGGGGCCGCACGGACGGGCCGCCCGGGCAGTTGCCCGAGGCGTTCGCCTTCGCCATCTCCACGCCCGGGCCGCCCGCCGGCCGCTTCTACGAGATTCACAAGCGCGCCCCGGGCCTGGAGGACTGGCACGTCCGCCACGTGACGCTGGAGGAGGCCATCGCCGCCGGCCGCATCTCGCGCCAGTGGGCCGAGCAGCGCGCCAAGCAGTGGGGTCGCGACTCCGCGATGTACGCCAACCGCGTCCTGGGGGAGTTCCACGCCTCGGATGAGGACAGCGTCATCCCACTCGCCTGGGTGGAGGCCGCTATCGAGCGGTGGCACGAGTGGGACCAGGCCGGCCGCCCGGAGGTGCCCGGCCGGCGCGTGCTCGGCGTGGACGTCGCCCGTACGGGTGGGGACTCCACCGTGCTGTGCCACCGTCGCGGTCTGGTCGTCGCCCGGCTGGAGACCCACGACCGGGAGGACACCATGCAGACCACGGCCCGGGTCCAGGCCGCCCTGGGCGAGGAGGAAGGCGCCGCCGCCGTGGTCGACAGCATCGGCGTCGGCGGCGGCGTCGTGGACCGCCTGCGGGAGCTGGGCGCCCCCGTGCTCGCCTACACCGGGGCGGCCAAGAGCAAGCTGCGCACCCGAGACCGGGAGTGGGGGTTCTTCAACACCCGCAGCGCCGCCTACTGGAAGCTGCGGGAGCTGCTGGACCCCGCGTTCGGCGCCGACCTCGCCCTCCCCCCGGACGACCTGCTGGTGGCGGACCTGACCACGCCCACGTGGGACGTCACAACCGGCGTGCCGCCCAAGATCAAGGTAGAGCCCAAGGACGACGTGACCGCGCGCCTCGGCCGCTCCCCGGACCGAGGCGACTCCGTGGCCATGAGCCTGTTCGCGGACCACCTGGCCGCCACCCGGCTGCACGCCCCCGCCGGCCAGCGCGAGGCACGCCCGTCCCGGGCCGCCGCCCGCTACGCCCGTCCCACCACCCAGGGCCTGCCCGCCACCAAGTAGAAGGGGGGTGTCACCCCCGGCCCGGCCGGCTCGTCAACGTGCTGCGCCGCTGAACGGCGCCCGCCCGGGAGACCGGCGAGGACACAGGCCACCGGCCATCCGTGCGCTAGAGTGTGTAGACCAAGGCCCGTGCTGCGTTGAAGACAGTGCGGGCCTTGGTATGTGCTCCCGCGGACTCACTGGCCCGGCAACGGTGCGCCTGTCTTTGACGGGCTCCAACCAGACGGCCGGGGCGCAGCGCCTTGGAGTCCCGTTGGCGCGGGAGGGCGCGGCGCCCCGGCCGCTCGGGTCTCAGCTCCCGTCGCCCAGGCCGGGAACGTCCACGACCTCCACCGCGGCCGTCTCGTCACCGGCCAGGCGGCGCGCCTCTGCCAGCAGGCCGGCCCGCTCCTCATCGCTCGCCCCCTGCCACAGAGCGCGGTCCACGGGCACGTGCTTGAAGCCGTCGCCCGTACGGCAGCACAGGGTGATGGTGCCCGGCTGGCAGTCACCCGGCAGGTGCACATGGGCGGCCCCCTCGCCCCCGGCCCGCCGTTCCGCGTAAGCGATCAGGTCGGCCGGCTGGATGGCGCGCTGCTCCCTGCGGTTGACCCGGTTGCGCAGCTCCTCCAGCAGGCCGCCGCGCTCGTGGCCCAGCACGTACCCGTACGCGAGCAGCGCCGCCTCCCGGCTGCTGTAGATCCCGGGCAGCCACCCGTACCAGGACGCCGCCACCGCCCATGTGTCCTTGCCCACCGGGCTGTCGTCCGGGCCGTAGAGGCGCGCAAGGCCCACCCGCTGCGCCCCCTGCGACACCGGGCCCCTGCTGTACGCCTCGAACTGCACACGGTCCCAGTCCGGGTGGGCGTGGCGCTCCAGATCCTCCATGGTGAAGTCCTCGCCGGCGGCGGCCTTGGCCGCCTCCACGGCCGCAACCACAGCCTGGTCGCCGCCCAGGCGAATGCCCTTGATGACCACCGGCCACTCAGGGGTGGCGTGCACCGTCGGGTTGTCCATCGCTGTCCTCTCGGCCCGGGTGAAGGCGTCCAGCATGCCCTCGAACGCCTCGTCGTGTTCGTCCCAGTTCCGCCACGGGCCCGGCTGGTCCGCCTCGGGAACGGCGGCCAGGGCGGCCTGGACGGCGGCCACCACCTCGCGGGGCTCCGGCAGGATGGGGCCCAGGATGCGCCGCTCGTACTTGGGCACGTCGTGGGTGCCGCCCCAGCCGATGCACCAGCCGCGCACCTCGTCCCACAGCACGGCCACCGGCTGGTCGCCGTACACCGCGGCGACCGCCTCGGCCTGGACGGGCAGCGTGGCCTGGCGGTAACCCTCCCAGTCCGGGCCGTCCTCGACCGGGAAGGAGGGTTCGGTGACGGGCACGCCAGCGCGGCCCAGGGCAGCGGCTACGGCCCGGATGTAAGCGCGGTGGGTTTCCTGGTCGGGCATGTCGAGCAGCACGAGAGTCCTCCGTGTGGGAGTGCGTGCCCTCGGCCCAGAACCAGCAGGGTCAGATCAGGCGGGGCGCTCGCCCTCGGCCTGCTCGATCACGGTAGCACCACAGGGGGCCGGTCCACACGTGACTGCCTCGACCAGCTCGGCCGGCACATAGGACACGTCCACCAGCGCGCCGTGCTCGGCGTAGATCAGCAGGTCCAGGCCGCCGTCCTCGGCGGGCAGCTCCACCAGGCGCAGCGGCGGCCCCTCCAGCGCCTCCCGGCGCTCCGCGAGAACGTCCCGGGCTATCTCACCGTTACCGGACATACATCAACGGTAGAGGCGCCCACACGGGCGCGGCTGAGGTTTGTGGAAGCAAGCCAGCGGAGCGCGAGGCTCCGCAGTAGCCACAGGCGCACTCCAGGGCATGACCTATCATGCTCCGCCGCCCGGAAGATCCCCCTTCCGCTCAGGGCGCCCCAGCGCCCCGCCCAGCCGCCTCTTCCTGCGGAGATACCCGATGGCCGCACCCCTCGCCGTCCACCCCGTCGCCGACCTGTTCCCCATGCTCCCGGACGAGGAGCTGAGAGACCTCGCCCACGACATCGCTGAACGCGGCCTCCTCCAGCCCATCGTCCTGGACGACCAGGGGCGCATCCTCGACGGCCGCAACCGCTACGCCGCCTGCGAGCTGGCCAGCGTGCAACCGCAGTTCACCACCTACGACGGCGACGACCCGGACGGGTACGCACTCGCCGTGAACATCACCCGCCGCCACATGTCCGCCTCCCAGCGCGCCATCGTGGTCGCCCGTGCGGTCCGCCTGGCCGGCATCTCCCAGCGCGACGGAGCGCAGCGATTCAAATTGAATCAGGCCCGGATCGGCCAGGCGAACACCGTGCTGGACTACGCTCCCGACCTCGCCGACCAGGTCTTCGCGGGCCTCCCGCTGCACGAGGCGTACCGCACGGCGCGGGAGCGTAAGCAGGCGGCGGAGTCCACCGAGGCGGCTATGGGGCGGCTGCGCGCGGAGGCCGCGGACCTGGCGGACCAGGTGACCGAAGAGGGCCTGACGCTGGAGGCTGCCCAGGAGCTGCTGGAGGAACGGCGCCGAGAGGCAGCGCTGCGCGCGGTCGTGGAGCGCGTGGACCAGGTGCGCGACGCGGACGGTGCGCCCGCGCCCACCTTCACCCAGCGGGCCGAGAGCGGCGCCGTCACCTGGGCGGAGGCGGCCACCCTCGCCCAGCAGTGGGAGACCGAGCGCGCGGAGTCCATCGAGCGGGACCGCGACCGTATCCGGCAGGTCATCGCCGGTTGGGCCAGCGTGCGCCAGGTCCGCGACCGCGCCGGCACCCCGCGCATCGCCGAACTCCTGAACGGCCTGGGTGACATGCACCGGGCCGAGCTGGACGCCATCCTCGCCGAGCTGGAGCGCTGACCCATGACCCATGAGCCGTACGACGAAGAGACGTGGGACCAGGCTGGGCCGCTGGACGACGAGGGCCTGGCCCAGCACGTCGACCTGTGGCTGCTTGACGCCCGTCCGGAGCGCTACGACACCAGCGACAAGACGTGGCTGTCCGGAGTGGTGGACAAGGTGGTCCACGAGTACATGAGGCGGTCGGACCTGCAAGAGGTCGTCCACGGGGCCGCGGAACGTCTCGTTCATCACCGGGAGGGCCAGGCCACCCAGCGCGGCAACCGGTTCCTGCGCAAGATCGCCCATGAGGGGACCCTGCCGGCGGAGTGGGGCGACGGCGACGACTGGCGGCAGGTGCTGGCCCACGGTCTGCGCATGCCGCTGTCTCTGGGCGGCCAGCGGGTGTGCATCGGCGCGGCCGGCGTCGCGGACCTGAAGCAGTGGGTGCTGGAGCGGGAGAAGCAGCGCGAGAAGCGGCAGGCCACCGAGACGGCCACCGAGCAGGGGGCGCTGCTCCTGATGGCCTGGGCCGAGCGGCAGGGCGTGGACCGGGTGGACGACCTGCGCAAGTAGGCCGGGCGAGGAGGGGCGCCGGCGGACAGGGCGTGTACCCCCTGCGCCGCCCGGGCACTGCATCGGCTTTCCGCCGGCGCCCGCCTGTCCCCGCTCGGAACCCGGCCACCGTACCAGCCGGGCGTGATCGAACTTCGGGCCCTGGCCTGCGAGTTCGCCCCACAGAGCCAGTCCGTCACGTGGCCTATCATGCTCCGCCGACCGAAACCGGAAGACCACGTTCCGCCTGGGGGCGACCTTGATCGACCTGACGCACCTCGCCCTGCTCGGGCTGGCCGGCTACCGCGGCACCCAGCTCGCCGTCCACGACACCATCCTCGACCCCGCCCGAGACAGGGTCATCGCCTGGCACGAGCGCCGCCAGGACTCCGCCGTCCGCAACGCCGTGGTGACGCTCATCTCCTGCGTGTACTGCATGGGCTGGTGGGTGTCCGGCGCCCTGCTGCTCACGTACCTGCTCGTCACCGGCACCTTCGACCAGGCGCCGCTCCTCGTGCACGGCCTGGAGTGGCTGGCCGTCGCCGGCGCCGCTGTCCTGCTCAACCGCCTGGACGGCATGCTGGGCCGGGTGCACGGATGACCGCCCCGGCCCCGGCCCGCCGGCCCCGCGGGGAGCTGACCGCCTCCGCCGCCCGCTACACCGCCCGCCGCCTGCGCACCAAGCCCGTGGACGGCTCATGGCAGGAACGGGCCTGGCTGTTCTACGACGAGACCCCTGAGGTGCGGTTCGCCGCCCGCTGGTACTCCAACGCCATGAGCCGGGCCCGGCTCATCGCCGGCCGCCGGGACGAGGAGGGCAACGTCGTCCCCCTCCCAGCGGCGCACCGCGCCTCCGAGCTGGTCGCCGAGATCGCCGGCGGCCCCAACGGCCAGGCGCAGCTCCTGCGCAGCTTCGGCCCCCATCTCACGGTGGCCGGAGAGGGGTGGATCGTCGTCCGGCCGAAGGAGGACAGCCGCGGCAACGCGGTAGCCGCGGACTGGCGGGTGCTGTCCACTCAGGAGGTCAAGCCCCAGGGCAACAAGCTGGTGGCCGAGATCGACGGGGAGGAGGTGGCCATCCCCGGAGCGGAGGACGAGAACGCCCCCCTGGACTCCGACGATCCGGTGGCCATCCGGGTGTGGGAGTCCCACCCCCGCCGCCACATGGAGGCGGACAGCGCCGTCCGGTCCAGCCTGACCCTGCTGGAGGAGCTGAAGCTCCTCAACGCCGCGGTGGCCGCCATCGCGCGCAGCCGGCTGACCGGCCGGGGCATCGTGCTCGTCCCCCAGGGCACCAAGTTCCCCACCACGCCAGGCCAGGAGGACGAGGAAGACGACCTGATCGAGGTCCTGATGACGGTCGCCGAGACCGCCTACAAGGAACCCGACTCAGCGGCGGCCACCGTCCCGATCATCCTGGAGGTGCCCGCCGACCAGATCCCCAACATCAAGCGCCTCACCTTCGAGTCCGATTTCGACTCCCTCGCCATCCAGTTGCGCGAGGAAGCCATCACCCGCTTCGCCAACGGGTTGGAGGTGCCGGCGGAGATCCTGCTGGGCCAGGGAGACATCAACCACTGGGGCCAGTGGGCGCTCAAGGACGAGGCGATCACCATCGGGGTGGAGCCCAAGCTGGGCACCGTCGCCGACGCCCTCACGTCCCAGTACCTCCAGCCGCTGCTGGAGGCCGAGAACGTCGAGGACGCCCTGGAGTGCCTGGTCTGGTACGACACCAGCCCCCTGCGCGTGCGCACCAACCGGGCAGAGACCGCCCTCAAGGTCCACGAGGCCGGCGCCATCAGCGATGCCGCGCTGCGCCGGGAGACCGGGTTCACCGACGCAGACGCCCCCACCGAGGAGGAGCGCGCCCGCCGCCAGAAGCAGCCGGCCGACGGCGACCAGGACCACGACCTGCCCGTGGACGAGTCCGAGACGGAGCCCGAGCAGCCCACCAGCGACCCGGCCGAGCAGGGCCCGGACGTCGACCTGGCCGCCGCGGTGGCCGTGGACGTGCAGGCGCTCCGGGCCCAGACGATCCTGGCCGCCATCGACGGCGTGATCCACAACGCCATGTGCATGGTCGGCGAGAAGATCCGCGTCAAACCTGCCTGCCCGAGGTCGGAGCGCGGCCGGTCCAGGCAGATCGCGCCCGGGGAGCTGCACACCGTGTTCCCCGTCTCGGACGAGCAGGTCGACCAGTGGCACCTGCTCGTCGGCGCCTGGGACCGCGTCCCGGAGATGGCGGAACGGTACGGGTTCGAGGCGGAGTGCCTGATCGACACCCTGGACCACTACGCCCGCGCCCTGATCGCCGCCCGCATGAAGCACTCGTTCGAGGAGACGGTGCGCCTGCTGCGGAACTCCTGCCTGGGGCTCGCGGCATGACCCCCCGCCGGCCGGTCGAGCCGCGCCCCGCCGACGTGGAAGTCACCGCGTCGGCGGCCAACGTGAGCGCCGAATGGTGCTCCACCTGCAAGGCGTACACGCTGCTGGCCGGCGAAATCGTGCTGCTCACCCCGGGCGGCGTGGCAACGGTGGGCTACTGGGCGTGGTGCGAGACCTGCGATCCCCCGGAGGTGTCCCGTGTCGGCTGACCGCTGTCCCGAGCACATCGAGCGCCTGGACCTGTGCCCTCAGTGCCAGGGCCTGACCGTCACACCCATGACCCGCCTGACCGGCGTCACCGACGTGCGCATGGACGGTCCCGGTGGCCCGATCATCCGGGGCCCCGTCACCGCCGTCTACGTCGGTCCGATGGAGCCGTGCCCCAACACCCCGGCCCTGACGGACGGAGCGACCCACGATGTGTAACCCGCCCGAGCCCACCGCTTCGCAGGGCAGGGCCCCTTGGGGGCACTCCGCTGCCGCGCACCGTGTGCTCGGCTGGTGCGCGGACTGCCCGGACCGCAACGTCGGCCAGGAAGCGCTGGCCTGGCGCACGCGGGAGAACAGGCGGCACGAGGCGCAGCAGGCCGACGAGGCCGCCGCCGAGACTCGCCGCAACACCGTGGACCTGGCCGCCACCCATGACCACCTGTGCCCCGTGTGCGGCCAGGAGGCCCTGACCGTCGTGACCGTGCGCCTGTGGCCCATCCAGGGCGAGCAGCGCAAGGCCGGCGGGTGGGCGCACTGCACCGCCTGCGACGCAACCCCCCACCCCACGCTGGAGGACTCCGACCGTGGCTGACACCCCCACCACCGAGACGCCGGCCGAGGCCGCGCCCAACGGCCGGCCGCTGGAGGTCAAGGCACCGCCCGGGCACAGCATCGTCGCCCACCAGGTGCACGGCTGGTGCAGCAAGTGCCCCGGCATTGAGCTGTGGGAGGAGCTGTTCGCCTGGCGTAACCGCGAGCGCGCCCGCCTCGTGGACGCCCCGTTCACCGACCGCGCCCCTGCCCCGTCCCGAGAGGGGGAGCGCGCCCATGGATGAGCTGGAGGAGGCCCTGGCCGCCGCCGAGGAGGACGTAGCGGCGGAGGTGCGCGCTGTCCTGGAGGAGGTGGCCGAGGAGTTCGCCGGCCACCTCGAGGACGCCACGGAGCTGGTGGCCGCCCGCTTCAGCGTCTCCCGGATCGGGGCCATGTTCCGCCAGCGGGTGCCGCGCCTGGTGCGCCGGCTCCTCGGCGTCACCGAGCAGGCCGCCCAGGCCGCGGCCGAGCAGGTGGACGCGGAGCTGCCCGAGGGGTGGGATGACCTGCCCGGCCGCCACGACCGGAACGAGGAACTGCCCGAGGGCATCGGCCAGTACGTGGAGAGCACGGAGCACCTGCTGCGCGCCGTGGGCGACCGCCTGGCCGACGTCGCCGTGCGCGAGCTCGCCGTCGGCGTCGACCAGGGGGAGGACCTGGAAGCGCTGCGCGCCCGCCTGCTCGCCGTGTTCGCCCGCGAGGGGGCCCAGCTCGGCCCCGGCCGGGAATCCCTGATCTCGACCACCGAGGCCGCCCGGGCCTGGAACACGGCCACCCTCGCCGCCGCCCAGGCCCTCACCGGCCCGGACCGGCCCATCGTCAAGCAGTGGCAGACCCGCCGCGACAGCAAGGTGAGGGACGCCCACCACGACGTGGACGGATTCGTGCGCCTGCTGGACGACGCGTTCGAGGTGGACGGCGTCGACATGCAGCACCCCGGCGACCCCAGCGCACCCCCGGCCCTGGTGTGCAACTGCCGGTGCATCCTGCGCCTTCAACACGCCCCGGACCGCAGCGCCTCAGCCCTTGCAATCCCAGACGCAGGACGGAGCGACGCTTTCGAAACGACGGCAGCAGCGGCCACCGAGCACACCGGCGCCATGATCGCCCTCGTCCCCAGCGCCCAGGACGTGGAGCGCCTGGCCCTCGACAACGGGGAGCCGGCCGAGGAGCTGCACTGCACCCTGTGGTTCCTCGGGGAGGCGGACGGCTGGAGTGAGGACCAGCGCAACGAGCTGATCGCCGGCGTACGCGCCCGGGCCGCTGGCCTCGGCCCCATCGCCGCCCACGCGTTCGGCGTCAACCACTGGAACCCGAGCAGCGAAGACCCCGCCTGGGTGTGGGCCGTGGGCGACGACCGAGACGCCCCCTATGACGCCACCCACCTGCAGGAGGCCCGCTACGTCGTCCAGGACGCCCTGGAGGACACCCACGAACGCCCCGAGACCCCCCGCCAGCACTCCCCTTGGGTCGCCCATGTCACCGGGGTGTACGACACCGACACCTGGCCGCTTGAGGCCATGGCCGAACGCCTGGGCCCGCTCACCTTCGACCGCATCCGCGTCGCCTTCGGCGGCACGGTGACGGACATTCCACTCGGCCCCGAGGAGGAGCCACCCATGGAAGACACCGCCGCGGCCTTGACGGCCGCGCTCCCGGTCCGCACCTGGTCCACCCCAGACGGCGCGGCCCTGGCCTACGAGAACACCGAGACCGGCGACGGCCGGATCTTCGCGTCCGGCGCCCTGTACTGGGAGGGCAGCGGCCCGTGGCCGCTCCAGTACGCGGACGAGATGGGCATGGGCCATGAGGGCGCCGAACTCGCCGGCGCCATCAACAGCTACGGCCGGGACGGCGACCGCATCACCGGCAGCGGCCCCCTGTACCTCTCGCAGCGCGCTGGCTACGAGGCCGTGACCCTGCTGGAGCAGGAGGCCCCCCTGGGCGTCTCGGTCGACCTGGACAGCGTCGACGTGGAGTTCGTGGACACCACGGTGGAGGAGGGCGAGGACGGCCTGGTGCTCGTCGCGTCCCTTCCATACGCCTCCGTGATGCGCCTGGAAGACGGCTCTTGGGTGGTCAACGTCGCCACGGAGGTGGAGGTGACCGCGGCCGGGGCGTCCTGGGCGCGGCGCCAGCAGCGCGCCCAGCTCATCACCGGCCCGGACGGTCGGCTGTCCGCCGCCGCCCTGGAGGCCTTCGACGGCGCGCGCCTGCCCCTGCTCACCGCGGCGGCCGGCGACCAGGACGACGACACGGGCGTGGTCGTGCACGCCGAGCAGGCCGGGGACTTCCGGATCCGCATCACCCGCGGTCGACTCAGGGGCGCCACGCTGGTGTCGATGCCGGCGTTCGACCAGGCGCGCATCGTGCTGGACCCCCCGGAAGAGGACGAGGAGGCCGTCGCCGCGGTGAACGCCGCCGTCACCGCGGCCGCCAGTGCCCCGGGGGAGACCCGCCAGCGCGTCATCCGCTACGTGCGCACCTGCCCGGACCCCGTGGGCGCCCCGGAGGTCTCGCAGGCCCTCGGCCTCACGATGGAGACCGCCCGCCGCCACCTGCGCGGCGCCGCCAAGGACGGCCACCTGGTGCGCCTGGCCCGCGGCCTGTACGTCGGTGCCTCCACCATCCCGGAGGGCCCGGAGGCCACTGCCTCCGCCGCCGTGGACGCCGAAGACCCCGCGTTGACGGAGCTGGTGGCCTCCGCCTGGACGGCCATGCGCGACCTGCCACCCATGCCCAGCGAGTGGTTCCGCGAGCCGACCGACGAGGAACTACCGCCCGGGAGCGGCGGGGTGCACTACGCGGACGGCCGGATCTACGGGTGGGTGGCCCAGGCCGGGGAGCCTCACGCCGGGTTCTCCAACCGGAAGCTGACCATCGAGAGCCTGGGGGAGATCGACACCACGCACTTCCTGCGCGCCCGGTTCCGTCTCGACAACGGGCAGACGGTCAAGGCCGGCGCCTTCACGATGAACGCCCCCCATAGCCGGGACGGCGCGGAATGCAACGATGCGGCCTGCCAGTTCGACGACTCCAGGACCGTCGCCGGCATCGTCACCGTGGGCATGAACGCCCGGGGCATGTGGTTCTCGGGCGCAGCCGCGCCGTGGCTCAGCGATTGGGACCGCACCGTTTTCATGGGGTGCCAGCCCAGCTACCACATGAAGAAGGGGGCAGACGGCCGCTGGCAGCTCCGCGCCGTCCTCTCCGTCCCGGTGCCCGGGCACTCCTCGCCGCTGCTCGCCGCAGCTGTGGAGCGCGGCAACCTCGCCCTGGCCGCCAGTGCCGCCGCCGTCCTGGACAACCTGGCGGACACGTCCGGACACGGTCCGGGCACGTCCGCGGACACTGTCCGTCCCGGCATGGCGGACGGCCTTGACCTGCCCGGACAGCGTCCGGACACCCACGGCGGACACGTTCCGGACAACGTGGCCGCCCTGCTCGACAACCCGGAGTTCCTGGACGGCCTCCAGGCCGCCCTGGCCCGCCGGGAGACCGAACGCCGCCAGGAGGTGGAGGCCATGGCCGCCGCCGTCCTCGCGCCGACCGACACCACCCACACCGACCCGGAGGGGGACCAGTAGCCATGGGATGCGCCTGCAGCCAGCGAGGCCGTACGCAGTTCGAGGTGGCCATGGACGCCGGCCGTGGCCGCGTCGCCTTCACCAGCGGCAGCAAGCCCACCGCCACCACCGTGGCCCAGCGCTACGCCGGTAGCGCCGTCCGAATCAAGGACACCGGGGAGATCGTCCACCACACCGAGACCTACCAGGTGACCAAGACGCCCAAGGGCCCGGTGTTCTTCGTGACCTCGGACCTGGAAGCCGCCAAGGCTCACGCCGAGACCTGGGAGACCGGCTATGTGCGGGAGCGGGAGACGGGAGAGATCGTCCACACGCACCCGGCAGGCCTGGGCAGGGCGGCCGCGATGCAAAAGGAGACGGCCGCCGCGGTCAAGGCCGCGGAGGCCAAGAAGGCGGCCAAGAAGGCGGACGAGGCGCCCGCGTAGCGGCTGCTGCGCCCCTGCCGCATGCCCTGGGCGGGCCACCCTCCGCCCAGGGCGCGCCTGGCCCCTGACGGGCGCTCAGTGCCTGCTCACAGACACCAGCGTCGAGCGGAAGCTACTATTCCGTTTGATCGCTGGTTTAGGGCCGGATCTCCACTGCGTACCGCTGGAGATCCGATCATGGATTTCGAAATCCCCGAGGACGTCACCGCTCTCGATGACGAGGCCCTGGCCGAGGCCCTGGACGGGGCCCGTGCCGCGTTCGCCGCCCTCTCCGGACAGGACGTCATCGACGGCGACGCCATGACCCGCATGCGCGCCCTGGCCGCCTGCGTCGAGGACATCCGTACCGAGCAGCAGACCCGGGTGGAGGCCGCCACCCAGGCCGCCGCCGAGATCGAGGCCCTGGCCGCCCAGGTGCGCGGCGAGGACCCGGCCGCCGCCGCGGAGACCACGGCCACCACCGAGGAGCCGGCCGAGCCGACCGCCGCCGCCACCGAGCAGCCCCCGGCCCCGGAGGCGCCGGCCGCCCCGGCCGAGACCACCGCCACGGCATCCGCCGGCGGTGTCGTCGTGCCCACCCGCCCCGCGCTCAACCTGCGCGCCGTCCGCCGCGCCCAGCCGCGCGTCCTGCCGGAGGCCCCGCCCCCGGGCACCACCATCACCGCCGCGGTGGACGTGCCCGGCTATACGCCCGGCTCGGACCTGAACTTCGACGACGTGGTCAAGGGCATCAACTCCCGCGCCACCGCCCTCAAGACCGCCGGTGGCGGAGTCGGCCAGGTCATCTCCTACCACCACCCCTACCCGGCGGACACCATCGTCACGGACTCCAGCTCCGCGCCCGAGGGCACCACCGTGGCCATGACCGCCTCCACCCAGTCCCGCCTCCCCCAGGGCGACCTGGTCGCGTCCGGCGGCTGGTGCGCCCCGTCCGAAACGCTGTATGAGCTGACGGACACCAGCTGCCCGGACATGCTCTGGGACGCCCCGGAAATCCAGCTCGCCCGCGGCGGCCTGCGCTACTACAAGCCGCTGTCCCTGGACGTGTCCAGCCTCACCTGGGTGCACACCGAGGCGGACGACATCGCCGGCAACACCAAGCCTTGCTTCAAGATTCCGTGTCCGGACCCGGTCGAGGTCAGGTGCGACGCCGTCGGGGTGTGCTTGGAGGCAGGAATTCTGACCCAGAGGCATTTCCCCGAGTTGATCGCGTGGTACCTGCGCAACGCGATGGTGGCCCACGAGATCCGGCTGCGGCAGGTGCTCTTCCAGAAGGCGCTCACGACGGCCACCCCGGTGACCATCCCGGCCTCCATGGCCGCCCTCTCCGCCGTGTTCGGAGCCGTCAGCCTCCAGGCCGCCGACATGATCGAGCGCCACAGCCTGTGTGACAGCACCGCGCTCGAGGTGGTGTTCCCGTGGTGGTCGAGGAATATGTTCCTCGCGGACCTGGCGCGCCGTAACGGCTGCTGCCCCTCCGAGGTGAGCACCCAGGACGTGCAGGACCTGTTCTCCCCGCTGGGCGTGCGCATCCAGTGGGCCCGCGGTCTCACCCCGGCCGTCCCCACCGACATCGGCGGCCCGACCGCGGCCACCGTCTGGCCGGCCCAGCTCCAGTTCCTGATCTACCCGGCGGGCAGCCTGGTCATCGGACGCGGCGAGGACGTCAACCTGGGCGTGATCCATGATTCGACCAAGTTCAGCCGCAACGACTACACAGCCCTCTTCGCCGAGGAGTGCGTGGCCCTCGTCGACAGGAGCGTGGACACGCGCCTGGTGACCGTGCCCGTCTGCGCGTCCGGTGAGACCGGCGCCCAGACCCTCGTGGCCTGCCCGGCCGCCTGACCGCCCCGGTCACCCGATGACGCGCGTGCCGGGCCGGTGCCTCCCCGTCCCGGCCCGGCACGCGCCCCACCCATGACTGGAGGTGCGTGATGCCCGCAGGACTGCGCCAAGTCGTCCCTGGCATCCCTGGCACGCCACTCCCGCGCGGCATCCTCGGCGCCTCATGCACGAACGTCATCGACGTCACCGAGGACGAAATCCACCAGCTCAACGGCGTGGAGTGGCTGTCCATCGGCTGCTGCCCCGCCCGGGACTGGCCGGACCCGTGCGAGGACCCGCAGCCAGGGGACCCCACCGAAAAGGAGTTCTGCCGCCCGAGCACCGAGCACGCCACGCCCATCACCATCTACGCCGGCGCGGAGTGCTCCGCCCCCTCGTTCTCGTACGAGGAGGCGCGGGCGCAGGCCCTGGCATCCCTGGCCCTGGGTGAGCAGCACGCCATCGAGGCCGGGTTCATGCGCACCACGCTCACGGCGGACGCGGTGGACATCACCCCGCCGGAGGGGCCGCTGAACATCGCCCAGGGCGTGGCCGCGCTGGAGGGCTGCCTCGCCGAGAACTACGGCGGCCGGGGCGTCCTGCACATCCCCGCCGGCGTGGCCGCGCTGCTCGGCTGCTGCAACCTCGTCCACGAGGATCCGGCCACGGGGGCGCTGGAGACCTGGGCGGGGAACTGCGCCGTCATCGGCGCCGGCTACTCCTTCCTCAACCAGGGCCCCGGCGGCATCCCCGCCGATCCGGGCGCGGCCTGGCTGTACATCACCGGGCCGCTGGTCATCCGCCGCGGGCCGGTGGACGTGATCCCGGACCGCTCCCGCGCGTCCGCCTCTGTGAACATCCGGAACAACGACCGCAGGGTGCTGGCGGAGCGGACGGTCGTCGTCGGCACCACCTGCACGATCTGCGCGGTGCAGGTGATGGCGTGCCCATGAGCAGCAACGACATGATCCGAGTCAAGCCCCAGCGGACCCGCCTCGTGGCGTTCGCCCGTTGGGCGACCGCCCAGACGCCAAAGGTCGGCACCATCGGCCTGGGGGAGTTCGGCGTCCCGGCCGGCCTGTTCGTCCACGCCCCGGAGGACGTGCTGATCGGCGCCCTGGTGGACGGCCACCGCTACGTGTCCCCGACGGAGGACGCCGCCAACGGCGTGCCCGAGCCCGGCCACCAGGAGGAGGTGGGCCAGGAGCTGCTGGGCGTCGCTGACCCGGCCGCGCTCACCCCGCCCGTAGGTGATCCGTACGCGGACGCCGCGGCGATGGTGGCCGCCGCCCCGCCCGAGACGGTCGAGCGGGCCATGACGGCCGCCGTGGTGGCCGCCGACCTGGCCGCCTCCAACGCCGCTGCCGCTGGAGGGGACAGCAGCGACCCAAGCGACTCAGTCCCAGACTTCGCGCCGCTGGAGGACGCGCCCAGCGACGAGGACGAGGGAGAGCAAGCTGCCGACGACGGCGGCCCCTTCGCGTGCGACCAGTGCCCGCGGGAGTTCACCACCGAGCGCGGCCGGGACAGCCACCGCCGCCAGGTCCACAGGGAGGACTGACGGATGCCCGTAGAGCCCCTGCCCTGCGGCCCGGACGGCGGTACCGGTACGCCGGGGGCCTGCTCGTGCGCGCCGTCCATCACGTCCATGCCGCTGTGCCGGGCGGACGGCACCACGGTGCTCATCGTGGTGCGCTCCCCGTGCGGGGACTGCGGCGCCCCGGCCGCCGACCCGGTCCAGGTCGGGTGGATCGACCCCGCAACCGGCGCCTACACCCCCGGCCCGCCGCCCGCGGACGCCGGACCGTGCGACACCCCCGGCTGCGTGGAGACCGTCTGCCGGCAGCGCTGCGACGACACCACCGGCGACGGCCAGCCGGACACCACCTATTCCGAGCTGTGGTGCCTGGCCGCGGACGGTTCGGCCACGCTGCTGCTCACCTACCAGGACGACCCCGCAACGCCGTACACCCCCATCTCGCCGGTGGAGTGCACCTACGGCTGCCCCGAGTCCGAGACGGTGATGCTGTGCGACGCCAACGGCCCGTTTCTGAGGCGGTACACGTTCCTCGCCGGGACCGCGTCGTACGAGGACGTCGCCCTCGACGGACAGACCCCGCACGTCGTCATCGGCACGCCCGGCGTCTGCCCGGCCGCACCTGACTGCACCTCACCCACCACCCCTACCGCCACGGTGGGCCTGTGCCTCCCGGACGGCACACCGATCGCGGTCCTTCTCACCCGGGACTGTGACGGCGTCACGGCCCAGGCCGGATGGGTCAACCTCCTCACCGGCGCCTACAGCGCCGGCGCGCCTCCGGCTGGGGCCGCGGCCTGCGGTGACGGGAGCGCCTTCGAGCTCGCGGGCATCCTGTGCGACACCGACCCGGACACGGGGGAAGTCCTCGGCCTGGCCCTGGTCGAGTACAGCTACAACCCGGACGGCAGTCTCGCCGGCGTCTCCCTGGTCAACCCGGCAGACGGCAGCCCGTACACGCTGCAAGGGGAGCTGCGCCACTGCCCCACCGGGCAGGCACAGCCCGACCCGGACCTCGTCATCCTGTGCGATGTCCAGGCGGACGGCGCCGCGGTGCAGTTCCTGCGCGACTACCGGCGTGATGAGAACACACAGGTCGTCGGCCACAGTGACTACACCCTGGCCGGCGCCCCGTACACGGTCACCGGCACCGTGGGCCAGTGCCCCACTGAGGTGCCCGGCCCCGTCCCGGTCATCCCCCAGGTGTTCCACGGGGAGCTGGTGCTGTGCGACGACAACGGGCCATTCATCCGCAAGCTGGTCCAGGACGCCGGGGGCGCGGTCACCGTGGTGGTCAACCTGACCCTGGACGGCGCCCCCTACACCCCGGTTGGAACCGTCGCCCCGTGCGTGCCCGAGGCGCAGCCGTGCCGCACCACGAGCACGCTTCTCGTGTGCGACCTGCCGAGCGGCGGCGAGCCCACCCCCACGGTCAGCGACACCGACCCCACCCCTTACCAGGGGGCCGGCCTTGGAGCGGAACCGCTACCCGGCGGCGCAGCGGCTCTGTGGGCCGGAGGCGCCATCAGCATCCCAGCGGACACCGGCCCCGGCCCCGACCACGTCAACCAGCACCTCCGCTCGGTCGCGGCAACCCTCCAGGCCGAGCGGCCCGGTTGCGACACCGGCACCGCCACCATCACGGCCAGCATCCGCGTCCAGCGCACCGGCCCCTCGTCGGCGCTCGGTGGCAATGGCATTTGGAGCCTGTGGTCCGGCGGTACCCGTGTCGCTGTCGTGACTACCCCGACCAACGCGCCGGTTGGCTACACCGGCACCCTCACCGTGTCCGGGCAGGTCTCGGCCGCCGACGTCGCCGCCGGGGACGTCCATCTCGCCGGCGTGCTGGAGACCTGGCAGACCGCCGCCCACGTCGGCGGATGGATCGTGGACCAATTCACTGCCAGCGTCGTCTACGACCAGATCGGATGCGAGATCCAGTTCCTGCGGTCCGTCACCCTGGACTGCGACGGCGTTGTCACCGCCGTCACGGACAGCACCCTCGACGGGGCCCCGTACACCCCGGTCGGGGAGGTCGGCCAGTGCACGCCCGCCGACACCGGTATCGAGCCGCCACCCTGCCCTGTGCAGGCAGTGCTCCAGGCGTGCCGCTGCGACGACGCCGACGGCGACGGCATGGGTGAGATCGGCTACGTCGAGCTGCTGGGCGTGGACTGCGCCGGCGCCCTGACCAGCCTCGGCACCTACACCAGTGACCTCACCGAGCCCTACGCGCCCATCTCACCGGTCGACTGCGACGAGGGCCAGGAGGAGGGTGCCGACCCGGCGTTCGGCGTCCAGGCGCGCCGCGTTGAACTCGCGGCCGGCCAGACCTGGAGCGCAGCGTCCTACCCGACGCTTCAGTCCGTGACCGCCGTCGCCCACGACGGCACCGCCACGATCACCACCGTGGACGGCACGAGCACCCTCCACCCCAGTGAGTCCGCCTCCTGGGGCGTCTCGCGCGACACCGACGCCTTGCTGACCGGGCCGCTGACCATCACCGCGGGCCCCGGCACCGTCACCATCACCTTCACGACAGGAGTGCAATTGTGAGCGGATGCTGCGGGCAGAGCCCGGTCGTCATCAGCGCCACCCAGACGCCCGCCCGCGTCGACGTGGAAACCGTCCTGCTGTGCGACGTGCTGCCGGATGGCACAGTTGCTGCGCAGGTCCTCGTGGAGCCGATCTACGACACGAGCAACGGTCAGCGCGTCGCCACCCGCACCGTGGACCCGGTCACCGGGAACGCCTACACGGTGCAGGGCACGCTCCAGCCGTGTGACGGCGACGACTGTGCCTCGCGCACGACGCCGATCACCAGCGTGGGCCTGTGCCTCGCGGACGGCACGCCGATCGCTGTCACCGTCGTACGGGACTGCGAGGGCGTGGCCACCAGCGAGGGATGGATCAACCTCACCACCGGGGCGTGGACGGCCGGCGCCGTCCCGGCCGGCACGGTCGCCTGCGGTGACAGCAGGTCGATTCAGGTCTCCGGGACCTTCTGTGACCTGGACGCGAACGGCGAGGTCGTCGGCCTCGTCCTGGTCGAGTACACCTACGACGACACCGGGGCGATCTCCTCGGTGCGCCTGGTCGACGCCGTCACCGGCGACACCTACACCCCCACCGGCACCGTCACCGTGTGCCCGGCCGGCGTCGAGCAGCCCGAGCAGGACGCCGTGATCCTGTGCGACGTCCAGCCGGACGGCACCGCGACCCAGTTCCTGCGGGATTACCGACGCGACGAGATGGGCGCCATCGTCGCCCACCGCGACTACACCCTCGACGGAGCCGACTACCAGCCGACCGGCAGCGTGGGCCTGTGCCCGCCACCGGAGTGCGAGACAGTCGCCGTGCAGACGCTCCGTCTGTGCGACCTGAACCCCGACGTGCAGCCGGACGAGGACGGCCGCCGCTGCGCCGTCCCCTTCCTGCGCCACCTGACCTACGGCTGCGACGGCGCCCTGTTGTCCTCGACGGACACGGAGGTGGACGGCACCACCCCGTACACGCCGGTCGCGGTCGTGGACTGCGGCGAAGGCGGCGTGCCCGCCCAGGTCGAGCTGGTGTGGCCGCAGACCGGCATCGCCGAGGATCCGGCTGGCATCCCGCAACAAGATTTCATCTACACCATCACCAACCCGGACACGGACGCCGTCGCGGAGGTCCGCCTGCATGCCTCCCGGGTCGCCGGCGGGAACTGCGGGCCGTACGACCCCGCGAATCCCACCTTCAACAACCCCACCGTCTACACCCTCACCCTGGACGCTGCCGCCCAGGAGATGCACGTCTTCCGGCTCGACCTGGTCGACTTCGACACCTTCGAGGGCATCAGCCAGCTGAGCCCGCCACCGAGCCGGGTGGAGGGCAACGTCACCTGGAACGGCGGCTCCACGGTCACCGCCAACGACAACAACGTCACCGCCCACCTGTACTGGGACAACCCCCCAGCACAGATCACCTACCGGTATGGCAACACCGGCGGCGGCACGGCCTGTGCAAGCGTCGCCTTCCAGGGCATCACCCTCAAGCCGGAAGGGTGCTGCGGCTGCGCGCCGTGCAACGACTGCGAGACGCTGCTGCTGTGTGACGAGGGCACCGCGGCCACGATCACGGGCAGCACCGCCTCCGGGAGCCTGCCCAACGGCGTCGACTGGACCGCACAGCAGCCCAACACCGGTCAGACGATGCCGCCCCGCCTGACCAACAGCGACGGCACATGGTGGGGTATCCACTCCTTCCCCAACACCGCCGACGCTCCAACCCGGTGGACGTTCTCGCGGCCGTCGATCGTGGAGTTCTCGGTCTACCTCATTGGCAGCACGACGAACGCACCGAGCAACAGGGCGCAGCTCCCCACAGGGCTGGAAGTCCTCAACCTGCCGAGCGGCTACGCCTACGACGCTGCGACCGGCGTCCTGACCCGTACGCCTAGCGGCACGGCGGACCCGTGCTCGTACGTGACGGACCCGCAGGTTGAGCACCTGCCGAGGTTCCGCACCCGCGGCAAGGTCACCTCCATCACGACCCAGGCCGGCCTGGGCAGCCGTATCGCCGCGTGCGGCAGCTTCTTCACCTACCTCGCCGGCGCTATCAGCGTGGTCCCCGGCGGGCAGTTCTTGCGGCAGGTCTGCCGCGACTGCGACGGGCGGGTCACCAGCGTCACGGACACGGAGCTGGACGGCGTCACGCCGTACACCCCGTTCGGGGCGGTCGGCCAGTGCACGCCGACCCCGCCGTGCGACATGACGGTCATGGGGGAGTGCGTCTACTCCCTGCCCGACGTTCCGCTCGGATTCGACCCCACCAGCACCGCGTTCCCGGACTGCTGGCTCGCGACGGCGACCAGCCCGCGCTACACCTTCGGTGACCGCGTCACTGCGTGGGAGGCCACCTACCAGACCAGCACCGGCACCATCTCGGCGTTCGGTTTCAGCAGCCCGGACCTCGGCGGAGAGATCGACTTCACCGCCTTCGCCCCGGCGATCCCGACCCACCCCACGCAGTCACCCACGAACTACGTCGGCACGGCAACGATCAACGGCGTCACCGTGACGCTGCGCGCGCTGTCCGGTAACGGCGTGGCCCGCAACGCCGACCCGAAGCGGCTGAACGTCGACCAGGGCGACCGGTACCGCATTGAGTTCTCGCGGCCCGTCAGGCTCACGCTCAACACCACGGGATTCGGCGATCCACCGACCCCGCACAACGAACGCTTCTGCGGCGTCGTGACCGAGACGGTGCCGTGGCGGGCCGTCAAGCGCGCCGACTGCGAGGGCAACATCACCGTCGTGGACGCGGACACCGGAGCCGCGATCCCGGCGACGGCCACCCTCCTGTGCGATGACGACTGCTGCCAGCCCGTACAGGTCTGCGTCGCGGCCACGCGCACGGAGAGCCTGGAGTTCATCTCCAACGCGGCCAACGCGACGGACAACTCGGTCGATCCGACGTGGAAGTGGAGCCCGGCCCTGGCCGGCCCCTGGTACGACATGTACCGCACGCCCCCGGTGGGCGGGTGGATCACTCAGGACGGCGGCACCCCGGCCGGGACCGCGCACTGGGTATCCGCTCACCCCAACGGCAGCCCGGTCCAGAGCAGCCCGCCCAGGGCGGGCGAGGGCCCGACCATCGGCGTGCAGACCTGGTACGCCCGCGCCTCCTTCAACCTCCCGGACAGCGCGGACCCGGCATCCATCCGGATCGCCGCGACGGTCCTCAACGCGGACCAGAACCTCGTGGCGTGGCGGCTGAACGCCGGCGCCTGGCAGCCGGTCGGCGCGGACCACACGGAGCCGCCGACCCAGTTCGGGCCGACCGCCGTGCCCGGCGTTCGGCCCGGCACGAACGAGATCTTCCTGGAGATTCAGGAGACGGTGGCCGGCGGGGGAGGTGCCGCGCTGATGGTCCACCTCATCGCCTCCTACCAGCTCCCCGACGGTCAGCGCTCCTGGACGCGCATGGTGTGCTGCGACGACACCGTGTACTACCTCGACGAGTTCGGCGCACGGCACGAGGAGCTGCCTGAGTTCTGGGCGGTCGCGCCGTGTGGCGTCGGCGCGGCCCCGATCGTCCTGTGCGACGACGCGGGCAGCTTCCTGCGGCACTTCTCCTACGAGGGCGGCCAGGTCGTCACCGCGGACACCGACCTCACCGGAGGGGCGTACACGCCGGTCGGCACGGTCCGCTCCTGCTCCTCCTCCACCACGGGCCCGGCCGACGCCCCGGTGTCCACCGGTATCCGGCGCGTCACCGGCACAGCACCGCAGGACGTGAAGGCGGAGAATCCGGGACTCCAGTCGGTGAGCGTCACCGTCCTGGCCGGCGTCCTCAACGTCACGATGTCCACAGGGGCCGCTCAGGCGGTCCCGGCCGGGATGACGCTGACGTGGAGCGTGGCCGACACCGACGACTCGTCGCTGGCGGCGGCCTCCTTCACCGGAGCATCGGCCGCGACGGACTACGTCCTGAACTGGACGGCCAAGGGGAGCGCGGCCGGATGACGGGTACCGATGCCAGCCTCAAGGGCGCGCCAGCCGTTGATCCACAGGCGTGCAACGCCTTGACGACCACACCGGCCGGGCTCCTCGTCCCCAGGACGAGCCTGGCGGCGCTGCCGTCCAGCGCGCCCGCCCCGGTCGGCGCGACCCGGTCCGTGGACGTTGACCTCGTCCATCCCGGCGGCTGCCCGGACGCCTGGCAGATTGGGGCGCGCCTGTCCCCGGTCTCGGGGGAGGCCGTTCTCGCGACGGCCGCCAACCTGTTGCCGGCGCCCGGGGCCTGGGTGGACACGGCCCTGGTCGTGACGCTGCCCGAGCCCGGCCGCTACTACCTGTCCTGGGACGTGCGGGCGCAGGTATGCGCCCAGGTCAACTACTGCTCCAACGCCTGGGTGGAGGGAGCGATCTTCGACGCGGCCGGGGCCGTGGAGGCCGGGCCGCGCACGATCACCCAGCATCAGTTTTCCAAAGCGAACGACGGCACCGCCCTGCAGACGTGCCAGTCGGCCACGTCCCCGATCACTCATATCAGCGTCGTCACGGCGGCCCAGGGCTCGCGCACGCTACGGCTCCGAGGTCTCTTCCAGAACAGCACGACGTGCGCGAACACGACCTTCCAGAGCTGCACCATGCCCGCCAGCCGGAACTACGTCACCTGGCACAAGATCACAGACTAGGACGGTGGGACATGGCCGAGGAGGCCCCCGAGCAGGACGCGGCGACGCGGTACTTCACCAACGGTGGATGCGTCCAGGCCGTGCACGGCCTGGCGGATGCCGGGCCGCTCCTGGCGGCCGGGTTCGAGGAGACCGACGAGGCCGCCTACCGCGCGGCGGTCGAAGGCGGGGAGGAGGCGTGACGGGCACCAGCGCGGCCCTGCGGCTCATCGGGCACGGCTCTGCCGTCCTGCCGGCGGCCGTGGATCTCCAGCCGTCCGCGTCCGGGACGTGGGTGGCCACTGGCCTGTCCGTGACGCTCCCGGCCGCCGGGACTTATCAGCTCGACGCGACGGTCCGCGCGGCGATGGCGGCCGTCTCGCCTGCGAACACGTACATCGTCGCCAGGCTGTACGACGTGACCGCCGGCGCCGTCGTCCCGGGCAGTGAGGCGATGGTCCATCAGATCAACATCGGCTCACCGTCAGGGGCGACCCTGTCGCAGGGCACGAACAACAGCGCGCCGATCCAGGTCGAGTACACCGTCCCCGGCCCGCGCACGATCCGCGTCGAGGCTGCCCGCTTCAACTCACAGGGCGCGACCGGGACGGCCATCGTCGTCAGCGACGGCAGCGGCCGGTCCACCCTGCGCTACAGCCGCGTCGCGTAACGACCCAAGGAGGCACCTCATGGCAGGAACCAGCGGCACCGTCTCGACCTCCAGCCTTGACCGCGAGTTCGAGATCCTGTGCGACGACGACGGTGCGGGGACTGTCACCGCGTTCCTGCGCCGGTACACCGTCGACGGCACCGGCACGGTCGTGCCTGTGGACACCCAACTGGACGGCACCACCGCCTACACGGTGACCGGCACGGCCAGCGTGTGCCGGGACGCCACCCCGACGCCAAGGCCGGTCACCCCGCACGGCACTCGGGATACGGACTGGTCCCTGGCCGCGAACGCCGGCACCCAGTCCGTGACGCTGATGGTCCTCACCGGGAGCGTCGGCGTCACCACTGCCGAGGGCACGTTCCTGGTGCCGCCCGGCTCGACCCTGACGTGGTCCGTGGACGGCGACGCGGTCGACTCGGCGCTCACCGGCACCCTCGCGATCGATGGGACCGCCCCGGCCGCTTCGTGGCTGGTGCTGTGGACCACGCAGGCGTAGCCGTCCGGTGAGCACCACAGGAAGCCACACGCCGCCTGGTCCTCGTGAGTTCCGGGCAACCGCGGTCACGGACGGCACCGGTGTGGCGACGTTCCACTGGCCTCCGGGGACGTTCACCGCGCCGCCAGTCGTCACCGTCGCCCTGGAGGCCGGCGCTGGCTTCCGCTCCGCGCGGATCTCGGCGAACACCGCCGCCCAGACGCAAGTGTCCGTGCTCACCGCGGCGGGCGTCACCCTCCTGGGGATCGGTGTCCTGGCGACCGGGACGCCCGCCTCCGGAGTCACGGTGCACGCGCACGCCACGCAATCCTGACTTCTTCACGCGCCGACTGGTTAAGGGCCGGGCGCACCGATTCAGACGTTGCTGGTTGAGGGCCGGACGACTCCCTCACACGAGGAGCCTCCTCATGGCCACCTGCTGCGGCGCCCGACGCTGCACCTGCACCATCACCGCCGGGCCCGGCGTCACCGTCGACGGCAACGGCTCGTCCACCAGCCCCTACGTCATCAGCGCCGGTGCGGCGACGCCCACCGCCCTCCAGGCGCTGGACACCCCGACCGTGGACACCACCGTCACCGGCAATGGCACCGCGGCCACCCCTTACCAGGTGTCCGCCGCCGTACGCCTGGACGCCACCCCGCCCGGCGGCGGCACCAACCTGCTGGAGGCCGGGCCGGACGGCCTGTACGTGGAATGCGCGGACGTGCGGTCATGCCTGACGGCCGGGACGGGCATCGACTACGACCCGGCCAGCGGCACCATCAGCGCCGAGCCCGCGGCGGCGACCGTCGTCCAGGCCGGGGACGGCGTCACCGTCACCGGCACCGGCAGCGCGGCTGACCCGTATGAGGTGAGCGCCGTCCCGCCCGAGACCGCGTGCGGTCTCACGGGCGACGGAAGCGCCGGCGCGCCCCTGGCGGCGGCGGTGGCCGCCTGGCCGTACGCCGCGTGCGACGTCGACGACTACGCCGGACAGGTCTACTGCGACAGTACGGGCGCGCTCAGGAGCGAACCGCGCCCTACCGCGACCTACGTGCAGCAGGGTCTTGACCAGGCCTACCCGGAAATGCTCGTGCCCGGAGGCCCGGGAGACACCCCGGTCGAGGACCGGCCGTTCACGGTCACCAACCCCGACCCATGCCGGCCAGCCTTCGTGATCTTCGAGGCCGAGCTGGACATCGACTTCACCCTGCCGCCCAACTCAGCGGCGCTGTACGCCATCGGAGGGGACGACATGCTGCGCGTCGAGAACAAGAGCACGCAGGTCGTCAACGACTTCCACGTGCAGACGACCAAGGTGTACAACCGCGTGATCCCGCCGGGCGGGACGCTGGCCGAGCCTTTCGTCATCGGCATGGGCGGCAACTACAACAGCAACAGCACGTACTCCAGGATCCAGACCTGGCATCGCGCGTTCATCTTCAACCTGTGAGGCAGAGCCCATGACCATGACCACCGTGTACGTGCAGTATCCCAACGGCTCTGTCGCCCGCCTGGAGACGACGACGGACCCGGCGGAGGTCACACTCCCCGAGGGGGCCGAGCAGATCACGGGCGAGCAGTACGACCAGGCCCTCGCCGCGATCCAGCAGACGAACGCAAGGCGCCGTGCCGAGCTGGACGAGCAGCTCAATCAGGAGGCACGAGGGGACTACGAGGCGCTGCTCGCCCTGAACGTGCCCGAGTCGACGGCGCGGCGTCTGTCCGGCTACACGCCGGCCGAGGAGTCGCCGGACGTGGAGTAAGTCCCTTGCTCGCGGCCGGGTTGTTGGACCAGGCCGCGGCTAAACTGCTGGTGTCGCTGGCTTCGGGCCGGACACGTACATGTCGCTGGTTGAGGGCCGGACTCCTGATCGTAGGAGGACCGGCATGTCTTGCCCGCTCATCGCGAACGCGGACGTCATGCGCGTCACCAGGGTTGACCAGTGTGGCAACCCGATCCCCGGCCCGGACAATGGGTACGTCTTCGACTGCTTCGCCTCGCTGGCGATGAACAACAACAGCGAGGACGGCGAGGACATCGAGTACAAGGCCGCCAACGGCCGCGTCTGCGGGTTCAAGCGCGGCTGCCCCACCTTCCGCGGCTTCGACCTGGAGCTCAACGTGTTCTCGGTCTCCCCGGAGCTGATCGAGATCCTGACGGGTAACCCCGTCGTGCTGGGCTACGACGGCCAGCCGATCGGTTTCGATAGCTGCTCGGTCAAGTGCGACACCGGTTTCGCTCTGGAGCTGTGGGCGGAGGTATTGGGCGAGGCGTGCGCCGAGGGCGCCACCGGGCAGTGGATCTACTTCCTTCTGCCCTGGGTGAGCAACGGCCTGCTGGGCGACCTGGAGATCGGCAGCGAGGCGGTCACCCTCCAGATCACCGGGTCCACCAAGACCGGCGGCAACTGGGGGGTGGGCCCGTACGACGTCATGCCGGTCGACGCGTCCGGCACGCCCGGGCCGCTGCTCACCCCGCTGGAGCCCAACTGCCACCGGCGGACGTTCATCACGACCACGCCGCCGCCGGCGCCGTCCTGTGACTACGTGCCGGTTCCGGCCTGACCCGGCCACCCTTGCAGCCGCGCGGCACCTCGTCGCGCGGCTGCGCCGTAGGAGGGAGGTGGAGCCGTGCCGCTCCAGACGACGGCGTGTGAGCCATGGCCGGTAGAGCTGTGCTGCGACACGGAAGGCGTGGAGGCTGAGACGCTGGAGCGCTGGCGGCGGGTGGCCACCCAGATCCTGTGGCGGCTGTCCGGCCGGCGCATCGGTGTGTGCGAGGTGACCGTACGGCCGTGCCGCCAGGCGTGCCTGGAGTCCGCCCCCATCTCGTTCCAGGCCGGGGTGGGCACGGGCCCGTGGGTGCCGTACATCGGCACGGATGGGGCGTGGCGCAACGCGTCCGTGTGTGGGTGCCGTCCCCGCGGCTGCTCCTGCTCGGAGCTGTGCGAGGTGAAGCTCCAGGGCCCGGTGCATGACGTGCTGCGGGTCAACGTGGACGGCCAGGATCTGCTGCCCGGGCTGGAGTACCGGGTGGACGCGCCGAGCCTGCTCGTGCGCCTGGGCGGGGAGTGCTGGCCGCGCTGCCAAGAACTCGCCGAGCCGGAGGGCGCCCCGGGCACCTTCACCGTGACGTACCGGTGGGGCATCGAGCCGGATGACTCCGCCATCGCGGCCGTCTCGGAGCTGACCTGCCACCTGCTGCGGGGGTGCGGCGGCACCGGCTCCTGCGGCTGCAAGGCCAACCCCCGCGTCACCAGGCTCCAGCGCCAGGGCGTGGAGATGGAGATGCCGGACCCCACCATCTTCTACAGCTCGGGCCTGACCGGCCTGCCCCTGGTGGACCTGTTCCTGACCACCGTCAACCCCGGCCGGCTCACCCGGCCGTCCCGCGTGTACAGCGTGGACTACAACCGGCCGAGGAAGACCACATGGCCCTGAGACTGACCGCCGTGCAGGAGGCGGCGGAGGCCGTGCTGGGGTGCGTGTGCGCCGCGTTGCAGGACGCCGCCGAGCAGGTGGAGGGCCAGCCCGGTTGCCCCTGCCGGAGCTGCCTGGTGCCCGGCCTGGCCGCCTGGGACTCCTGTGACGACCCGTGCAACCAGGCGCCGGGCGGCGGCGCGGGCGGTCAGCTGACGGTCAACGTCGCCCGGCTGTTCTCCAGCTCCGAGTTCCCCACCGCGGACCGCACCCTGCCCCCGACGCAGGCGCGGGGCCGGCTGACGTGCGCGGCGCCGCCGGCCATGGCGGTGGAGCTGGTGGTCACGCTGCTGCGCTGCGCCCCAACCATGGACGAGGGCGGCTGTCCGCCGTCGTGTGAGGCGCTGGGGGAGGCAGCCCGCATCCTGCACACGGACATGGTGGTCGTGCGCAACGCCGTGGAGTGCTGCCTGCCGGCCACGAGCGAGCAGCGACGCCGGGTGGTGTTCGTCGGGGAGTCCAAGACGGTCGGCCCGGAGGGCGGCTGCGTGGGGTTGGAGCAGCGCGTCACCGTCGCGCTGCCAGGCTGCGGATGCCCGCAGGAGGGCCCGGCATGAGCGTTGAGGTACGTGTCGACCAGGGCGCCATCGCGCGGCTGTTGCGGGCCCGTAACGGGGTGGCTCGGCGCCGTCTCCAGCGGCGGCTGGACCGGGTGGCGCGGATCGCGGAGGCGGAGGCCCCGGGGAGCATGGGCCGGTACATCGAGACGGACATTCGGGAGGGGCCGCGCGGCCTGGAGGGCGCGGTCATCTGCACCCACCCCAAGGCCCGCCTGGTCCTGGACGGCACCCGCCCGCACCTGATCCGTCCCCGCCGCCGCCAGTACCTGCGGTTCGAGGTGGGCGGGGACATCGTGTTCACCAAGCTGGTGAGACATCCCGGGACTAGGCCGGACAACTTCCTGGGCAGGGCACTGCGCCTGGGCCGGTAAGGTGCCCGCCCATGCTGATCAGCGAGCTTGTGGCCAGGTTGGAAGCGATCCGGGCTGAGCGGGGCGACCTCGTGGTGGAGTCGTTCGCGTACGGGGACATCGACCACCACGCGGTGCAGCCCCCGGAGGTGCACCAGGAGCGCGACGGTCGGACGTTCGTGCTGGTGGGAGGGGGCTGACCGGCCGGGCGGCTACCCTGATCCGCACGCCGACTGGTTGAGGGCCGGGCGAGGCACGGAGGACAAGGACACACCCCGTGGCAACCAAGACTTTCTCTTTCAACACCGAGCCTCACGTCGCCACCGTCAACGGGCACGACCTCCTGTTCGAACCGGAGGTGATGGGCGATGAGTTCATGGATGCTTTCTCCGAGTTGAGGGAGGCCCAGGCCGCCGCCTCCGGGATCGACCTGGACGACCTGTCCACGATGGACCCGGCCAAGCTGCGCGGCGCCACCCGCGGCCTGCGCCAGTTCGTGGCCCGTCTCATGCTCCCCGAGAGCGCCCAGCGGTTTCTGGCCCTGGAAGTCGTCAAGGACGGCGCCGTGCTGTCCACCCACCAGGACTGGGACGAGGCGCAGGAGGCGGCGGACCAGGTGGTCGGTGCCCGGGT